ATGGAGACAATAGAGATTGGTGCAGTAAAAGTTGATAGAAATAAAATTATAGATACATTCCAAACTTTCATAAAACCAGAATATATAGATGATTTAACACCTTATTGCACCAAGTTAACTGGTATAACATTTAAGGATTTAGAAAATGCTCCAAGCTTCAATCAAGCCATTATTGAATTTCATCATTTTATAAAAGATTATGTGATTTATTCTTGTGGTAACTTTGATAAGAAATTTTTAATCAATGAGCTTTTAGAAAAAGGGACAACTTATGAACACCTGTTAGCCAAGAATGCTATAAAATCTTCACATAAAGATTTGAAGCGATTGTTCTCACAAATAACTAATGAACAAAAAAGTGGAATGATAAAAATGGCTCAAATTCTTGATATAGAATTAAAAGGTGTTCATCATAGAGCTCTTGATGACGCTGTAAACTTAGCCAACATATATATTGAATTAGAAAATATAAGAGAAAAGCGTTTATTAAAAACTTTTAGCAAAAAAATTAATAGAATTGTAAAGTCATTAAATGACAATCACAATTACGAATTAAATGTGATAGATGAAAATGATATAATAAGTACAGAAGGAAGATATACCTTTTTAGAGTTCATAGATAACTGGGCTGACATTATGATAACTGACACATTAGAAAGAAAATTAAATTATATAAGTATGCAAGAAGTTAGTATTCTAAGAAGATTTGCTAAATTATGATATTATTTTAATGTAAGTACAAAGTATAAAAATATTTTAGTATAATATATTTGTGAACAAGTGGCAACGCTGCCAAGAAAGGGGTAAAGCATAATGAAAACTTTAATAATGAATGAATTTAATAAACATTATGTAGATGGTCTGGAAACACAACCATCTGATTTGTTATGTGAAAATACGCCCTTTTATTGGGAGAAAAATAAAGTTCGAGCGATGCCATTGATTTATTATAATAGTTAGAAACAAATGAGGAAACTTCCATATTGTTTCACGCCTCCTATAATATATTGATGAGTAAGAGCTCGACAAGTAAGTGGTTGGGCTCTTATTTTCATTAAGAGATATTGACAAGATAGCAATTTTATGTTATTATGTAAATGTAATATGCTCCTGTGGTGAAATTGGTAGACATATGGGACTCAAAATCCCAGGCCTTTAGGCGTCCCGGTTCGAGTCCGGGCAGGAGTACCAATTAAAACTTGAACAGTTTGGAAAAGCTTTGGGAACAAGGCATCATGGTAGACTTATTAAAGGAAGAACTCATAAGTTCATTGAAAAATGAATTAGTAATATTAAATTTTGAAAATGATTGCAAAAAGATTTGTAAAAAAGTGTTGACAGATAATAATGTATGTGTTATAATGAATATACAAACAAATCAAGGAGGTAGAGACATGAGCGAAATTAAACTGTTACCCTGTCCGTTTTGTGGGGGAGAATCTCTGCTGAGAGACCGGTATGCAATCGGTGTAGCAAACACCAAACACTACATCCGAGAGTGTCGCCACTGTAAAGCAACATTTGCACACTGGTTTAGAAGTATAAAGAAAGCTAACGAAGCATGGAACCGCCGAGTAATCCTCGGCAGTTGCGAGAATGAGATGATTGTGCGGGGGGAGTGGAAGCCAATATTTAAGGGCGCCGACACATGCGAATGCAGTGTGTGCAAAAGCGAGGGATTTAGCGACAGCGATTTTGGCTTTATTGCAACGCCATACTGCCCAAACTGCGGAGCAAAGATGGAGGTAGAGCCATGAGTAACACATTACTACCCGGCCCGTTTTGCGATGAAGAATAACTCAACGACTCAGAAAAGTCTGCAAATATTTTAAAAATCAGACATTTTTACGATAATAAGGAGGTTAACCACGATGAGTAAAGCAATACTTGAACTGCCGAAAATGCCTGAGAATTGCAAAGAATGCTTATTACACAGTTGGGAATCCAATGAGGGCACATTAACGTTGATGTGTAAAATATTACTCGTTAACGGGTTGCCACACAAAAGGCGTGAGGATTGCCCGTTGAAACCAGTGGAGGATAAGGAGGTTGAATAACGTGAGGTTGACGGATGAGAAAATTGCGGACGTCAAAGAATATCTCGCTCGCAGCATGAAAGTTACAGCGTCGTCACTCATTCCTCAATTATCAAAATATGGTCTTGACTTGATAGACGCCATCGAATCCTTGCAGCAGGAGAATGAGCAGCTCCGGGCAAAACTTGAAGATTGGAAGCACGAAGTACAATGCCATATGGATGAGGTTGTAGCAAGAGATAAAGAAATAGAGAAGTTGCGGGGGGAGTGGAAGCCAATATTTAAGGGCGCCGACACATGCGAATGCAGTGTGTGCAAAAGCAAGGGATTTAGCGACAGCGATTTTGGCTTTATTGCAACGCCATACTGCCCCAACTGCGGCGCAGAGATGGAGGTAGAGCCATGAATGAATTAAAGCCCTGTCCGTTTTGTGGGGGAGAAGCGAGTTACCGCGATGATGGACAGTGGGAAAAAGTTTATGACGAGGGTGGCGCAATTGTCGATATTGATATAAATAACCCAAGCGTATTCATCGTCGAGTGCTCTTGCGGTGCCCAGATTATATCAGATGAAAGCGAAGAAACCGTATGTACCGCATGGAACCGCCGAGTTGACACTATGCAGGTGGTGCGTGGGGAGTGGGAACCTGCAAATCCAATCTGTCCAGTATGCGGAGAAGATAAATTTAAGGGTTTAGACGCAGATATTTGGAGTGATTGGACTCCGGCCTACTGTCCCAACTGCGGCGCAAAGATGGAGGACAAGCCATGAAGCTTATTTACATTATTCATCCATTCGGTGGCGAACAAAAGAAATAAAAAAAAGTTTAATAAAAAGGTTGACAAGTGGAAATCTGTATGTTATAATATATATGTAATGAAAAATGAATACTTGATATGCAGAAATCATATCAATCGGTGTTAGCTGCTTTCGCAACACAAAGAACGGTTAATGACGAATTGCGATGGAGGTATATCAAGGGTGCTGAGGAATGCTGAAGTGCCGGAATGGAAGATGGGGGCAAAGGGGAGTTGCCTGACTTATATGAAAAAATCTGGGTTTTCCAAAATGACACCAGAAATAATCAAGTCTTGAAGGTTCAAATTCTTCCTTCGGCACCAACTAGATTTCATCTTTAGTTTGTAATATGTAATGATAAAGGAGGCAAAGGAAATGATAGAAGTAACAATATGCCCTAGGTGCGAGGCAAAGACTTATAAAAACGACTTTGATTATGACTTAGCCTGTTTTGACGTTTATAATCATCTGAACAAGCATGTCGCCAACGTATATCCTAATAGCGTTGAAGACATGATAGAGATAATTAAGGCTCTTAAAAGTGGTAAATGCCCACTATGCGACAATTGGGAAGATGGCTTAGGTCGCACACTGGGCCATGGCATAGAATAGTCGAAACCCCCCACCATAATATATTATTGACGGGTAGCTCAATAGGCAGAGCACTCGGCTGTTAACCGAGGGGTTGTGGGTTCGAGCCCCACCCCGTCAGCCAATTATAAACTCTTCAACGAGGGAATAATAAATGATAATTCAATTTGACAATTCCCATAACAGATAATAATGGGAAATAATAAGGGAGAGCGCCGGAGTTGGAGAGCCGGGGCGGACTGTAAATCCGTTGTCTAAAGGCTGAGTGAGTTCAAATCTCACCTCTCCCACCATTTTGGCCCTGTCGACTAAGAGGTCAGGTCACCACCCTTTCAAGGTGGAAATCCGGGTTCGAATCCCGGCAGGGTCACCATCATCTTGGGCGCATAGCTCAGCTGGGAGAGCACCTGCCTTACAAGCAGGGGGTCACAGGTTCAAGCCCTGTTGTGCCCACCAAGAAAATATTATAATTTGGCCCTGTCGATTAAGGGTTTAGGTCACCACCCTTTCAAGGTGGAAATCCGGGTTCGAATCCCGGCAGGGTCACCATTATTACAACCCAATAATTAAATGGTTCTATAGTATAATGGCTATTATATCGCACTGTCGATGCGAAGATAAGGGTTCAATTCCCTTTAGAACCGCCAATATCCGAGAGTAGCTCAGTTTGTGAAGAGCACTCCGTTTGGGACGGAGGGGCCGCAGGTTCGAATCCTGTCTCTCTGACCAAATATGCCCACTTAGCTCAATTGGGAGAGCAACTGACTTGTAATCAGTAGGTTGAGGGTTCGACTCCCTTGGTGGGCTCCATATTCTTTGTTTTCCTCCCCCGGTTATACAAAGACGGTGGTTTTGGCCATTACCTGTGAAATACCGTTAAAAAAACAAATGGTCATTATGAGAGTGTAGCTCAATTGGTAGAGCAATGGACTTTTAATCCAGAGGTCGGAGGTTCAAATCCTCTCACTCTCACCAATTTGGTCCCGTGGTCTAGCCTGGTCTAGGATGTCTGCCTGTCACGCAGAAGGTCACCGGTTCAAATCCGGTCGGGATCGCCACTATGGATTGGTAACTCAGTTGGTAGAGTGCCTGCCTGAAGAGCAGGAGGTCGTCAGTTCAACTCTGGCCCAATCCACCAATATTATAGTCTGCAACGACATTAATCTAATTGTCCGAAATGACATTAAACTAAGATTAAACTAAGACGGAAGTGGCCTAAACCTAAGGCATTGGAGTCGCTCTCTAATATATGGGTAAAGTGCTAGCCTAAATCCCATCTTCCGTCAAGTTTTCATTGCTCATCCATTCGGTGGTGAACAAAAAAAGTTTAATAAAAAGGTTGACAAGTGGAAATCTGTATGTTATAATATATATGTAATGAAAAATGCTTAGTTTAATAGTAAAACAGTTGCCTTGTAAACAACAGATACCAGTTCAATTTTAGTAAAAAGCTCCAATATGCTCAAGTATTCCAATTTGGCAGAGAAAGCGGACTTAAAATCCGTACAGTGTGGGTTCGAATCCCACCTTGAGCACCAATTATTTAATAAAATATGTGGGAGATTTAAGAAAATAGGTATTACGAGTTGGTTAAATTGGGTTCAAATCCCATCCTTGGAAAAGAGATAATGGCATAGAAATAGGCTTGCTCGGGTAAAGGGTTCAAATCCCTTTCCCACATTTTAATAATTATCTGAGTGTAGGGCAGTTTGGTAGCCCACTTGCCTTGGGAGCAAGATGTCGCAGGTTCGAATCCTGCCACTCAGACCATGTAAAAAGTTTCAAACAAAAAATTACAAAAATAAAAAGTAAATTGTTAGCGCAAATCAATCAATATAATTTCCGGAATTCTTATTGATTGAAACAATTACTTTTCAAGTTAGGTTAATAGCCTTTGTAATGGAAATTTGGAGTAGAAAACGAAAGTGGCACTTTGACGAAGGTCACCTGATATATCTAAATATTATGCGGGTGTAGTTCAATGGTAGAATTCCAGCCTTCCAAGCTGGCCGTGTGGGTTCGATTCCCATCACCCGCTCCAATGTGCGCCTGTAGCTCAGCAGGATAGAGCAACGGACTTCTAATCCGTAGGCCAGGGGTTCGAATCCCTTCAGGCGCGCCATTATTTAAACTGGTGAATAAACACGGTGGGTATAGCTCAGCTGGTTAGAGCGCCAGGTTGTGGCCCTGGAGGTCGTGGGTTCAAATCCCATTACTCACCCCATTATTTACATTAAGTCTCACAATGGGGCGTAGCCAAGTTGGTAAGGCGCGGGCCTTTGACTCCCGTATCGCAGGTTCAATTCCTGCCGCCCCAGCCATTAAAATATTTAACAAAGAGACTTATTTAGAAATTGTGCCCAAGTGGTGGAACTGGCATACACGACAGCCTTAGAAGCTGTTCATTGAGGGTTCGAATCCCTCCTTGGGTACCAATTTTATGAAGCAGTAAGGGCCCTTAGCTCAGCTGGTTAGAGTAGTCCGCTCATAACGGACCGGTCGCAGGTTCGAGTCCTGCAGGGCCCACCAAATAGGCGGCAATATCTCAATTGGGTAGAGTACTGGTTTGCCAAATCAGTGGTTGCGGGTTCGAATCCCGTTTGCCGCTCCAAATTCAAGGAAGATTAAGTGTAGATGTGTCCAAGTGGCTTAAGGAGTTGGTCTGCAAAACCAATATTCACGGGTTCGAATCCCGTCATCTACTCCAAAAGTTTATAGTATAATGTATATATACAATCAAATATGGGGATGAAATGGTTTCGACATGATATGTTGAGCCCAGTAAGCAGGTAGTGGTTGAATAAGACACTTAAAACTTATTCAAACAAATAAAAAACAATTACGAATTACAAGCAGCTTAATTTAAGCTCACCTCGGATACGGGGTTTTCAACCCAATAATTAGTGCCTTGTATATGCTGACGATTATTGGTCAAAATAATATATACAATCTTGATAGTTTTATTGGATTATACTTTCAAGAGAATTCCAATCCAATTTTGACTTGTATGGGGGCCGCCATTCCACCAAGCAAGCAAATAAGTAAAACTTGGCTAAACCTGTAGAAAGCTGCGTAATATGTATTGTGGACACGGGTTCGACTCCCGTCATCTCCACCAATTATACTCTGGTATCCCAATTGGCAGAGGAAGTGAGCTAAGAACTCATGTGTTAAGGGTTCGAATCCCTTCCAGAGTACCAATGATTATATTAGGAGGAATATAATGAGCAAAAGCAAAGCATTAAGAAAAGAGATATTAGAAAAGGTCGCTGCCTTTTTCGAAGAAGAATATGGCCATGATAAGTATGTAGAAGGAGATTTAATACCTTTTGCTAGACGAGTATTTGATGAAAAAGAACTAGTTAACTTAGTAGATTCATCATTAGATCTTTGGCTGACTGCTGGTAGATATGGAGACGAATTTGAACGAAGATTTGCAGAACAAATGGAAGTGAAACATTGTTTACTTGTGAACTCAGGTTCTTCTGCTAACCTTGTTGCCTTTTCATCTTTAACATCTCCAAAATTGGGAGATAAAAGATTAAAAAGAGGTGATGAAGTAATCACAGTGGCTGCAGGTTTTCCAACAACAATCAATCCAATAATCCAAAATGGTTTAATACCAGTATATGTAGATGTTGAAGCTGATACATATAATATTAAGGTTGATGAATTAGAAAAGGCACTTTCAGACAAAACAAGAGCAATTATGATTGCCCATACATTAGGAATTCCATTTGATTTAGACGCAGTAATGGAATTTGCTAATAAGCATAAATTATATGTTGTCGAAGATTGTTGTGACGCTATTGGTTCAAGATATGATGGTAAGCAAGTAGGCAACTTTGGACACTTTGCAACTGCAAGTTTTTATCCCGCTCATCATATGACAATGGGTGAAGGTGGTGCAGTATTAACAAATGATCCCAAATTAGCAAGGATTGCAAAATCGTTTAGAGATTGGGGAAGAGATTGTCATTGTGCGCCAGGGCAAAATAATGCTTGTGGCATGAGATTTAAGAGACAATTTGGAGACTTACCATTTGGTTATGACCATAAATATATATATTCACACATTGGTTACAATTTGAAGGTAACTGATATGCAAGCTGCCATAGGGGTTGCACAATTAGATAAATTACCATATTTTATTGAAAAAAGAAAAGAAAACTTCAATAAAATAAATGAAAAGATTAAAAAGTATGAGAAATACTTTATAATGCCAAAGGCAACTGAGAAATCAGACCCATCTTGGTTCGGTTATCCATTAACAGTAAAGGATGACGCAGGATTTACAAGAAATGAATTAACACAGCATTTGGAAGACAATAATATTATGACAAGATTATTATTTGCTGGAAACATTACAAAACAACCAGCTTATATAAATGAAAATCATAGAATTATAGGTGACTTGAAAAATACTGATAATATTATGAATAATACATTCTTTATTGGTGTATATCCAGAAATTGACGATCCTCAAGTCGATTATATTGAAAAAGTATTTGATGAGTTTTTTGAAAAAGTTAAAAATGGGAGCTGAATGTATTTCAGCCCTATTATAAAAGGAGAATAATAATGAAGAAAGCCATAGTAACTGGAGCAACTGGATATATAGGTTCTAATTTATGTAAACAATTGATAAAAGAAGGATGGAAAGTTGCAATAGTTACTAGGCCCACTTCAGATTACAATTATTTATCTGATGTCATAAATAAAATTGAAATATTGGAATATGACGATAATTTATCAAATTTAATTAGTTTCTTCAATAAAATTAAAGCGAGTGTAGTTTTCCATTTAGCCGCTGTTTCTATCAATGAACACGATGTAAGTGATGTTGATATTTTACTGAATGCTAATATTAGATTTGGATTGCATATATTAGAGGCTATGAAGCAATCCAGCACACCTTTTTTAATAAATACTGGAACTTATTGGCAACATTTTGAAAGTGATGAATATAACCCATTAAACTTATATGCAGCCACAAAGCAATCTTTTCAAGATTTAGTTAAATATTATACAAGCATTGGAGAAATTAAAGCTATCACCTTGAAATTATTTGACACTTATGGTCCTAATGATGATAGACCAAAGTTAATCAATTTATTGCATAAGTTTGCTGATGAAGGCATAGAATTAGATATGTCCCCAGGAGAACAACAATTAGACTATGTTCATATTGACGACATAACACAAGCCTTTATTAAAGCGTATGAATACATTTATGATATTGAAGAATATGAAGAGTTTGCAGTGGCTACAGGCAGACTTATTCAATTAAAAGAATTGGTACAATTATTTAAGGAGAAGACCGGGAAGGAAATAAAGGTTAACTGGGGTGGGAAACCATACAGAAAAAGAGAAGTCTTGAAGCCTTGGTCATCTTACAGAACGTTACCCAATTGGAATTGTGAAAAAGAAATAGAAAAAGAAATAAATAATTTATAAAAAGTGTTGACAACTATGTAAATGTATAGTATAATAAGTATATAACAACAAAGCGGGGTAGAGAAGTGGTCATCTCATCAGGATCATAACCTGAAGAACGTGGGTTCGAATCCCACCCCCGCAACCAATTAAAACATAAGGAGTGTAAATTATGAAGTTTCTTAAAATATATACAGATATAATAACTGGTAGTAAAGAAAGAATTGGGCAAATAATTAAATCATAGCGAAGTGGAAGGTTGGCAGAGTCAGGCTTATTGCACCGGTCTTGAAAATCGGAGGGTGTAAAAGCTCCAAGGGTTCAAATCCCTTACCTTCCTCCATTAAAACATTAGGAAATATTCTTTGATTTTATTAGATGAAGCTGAAGCAATTGAATGAACAAAGAAAATTCTGGTCCATTGATGTAATTGGTGTAAATCAACAGTAAATCATCAATCTGAGTTCAAGGTAGGTAATGTTAATTATTGAGATATAGCTCAGTTGGTAGAGCGGTCGGCTGTTAACCGATTAGTCGCAGGTTCGAATCCTGCTATCTCAGCCACTTATAAGCTTGTGAATTATCAAGAAGATTGATAATTTCATTGAAGGCTAAGCTTTCAGGATCTACCTATTAGATAGGTATTTGAATGTTCATAAGCCTTTTGAACTTTGAAAAAACATATAGCCCTTGTAGTCAATTCCAATGATTTGTTTGATAATATTCATTTGAGTTTCCTCAAGTGTTCATATATATTTCTCGATTTATCTGTTTATTTCTTTTAACAATTCATGGGCTATATGTTTTTTATATATGGAAGGTTGGCCGAGTTGGTCGAAGGCAGTGGATTGCTAATTCATAGGACTTTTAAGTTCCGCAGGTTCGAATCCTGCACCTTCCGCCATTCATTTCCTATCGTTTAGTTCAATTCAATATATTATACAGTTTCCTAGTTATCCATGGTGTGCTAGGAAACTGTCATATATTGAATTATGGTCTTGTAGTTCAGTTTGGTTAGAGCGCACGCCTGATAAGCGTGAAGTCGATGGTTCAAATCCATCCAAGACCACCATTTGTACCATTCTTAATCTTACCTCCTTAGTTTATTTTCAAGCAAGGTTAGCCCTTTTTTAGCGGATGGGCTAACCTTGATATTAAAGGATGAATAAGAAATACTATAAAAGAGATGTAAAATATATTTGAAAAAGGGTTGACAAAGTAACAGATTTATTATATAATATAATTGTAAACAACTATGGGGGTGTAGCTCAGTTGGCAGAGCGCCTGCCTTGCAAGCAGGAGGTCAGGAGTTCGACTCTCCTCATCTCCACCATTCTAATATTGGACAAGGTCAAATTATTTGACAACTCAGGGTCGCCGATGTCAAGAGTAAGTTTTAACTGGCCATTAAGCAGAATTTCATCGGTCCGGGTTCGAGGAAGGCAATATTAGATAATATACCGGATTAGTGTAATGGGAACACGCTGGTCTCCAAAACCAGAACTAGGGGTTCGACTCCCTTATCCGGTGCCATTTTTAGGAGGTTTTATAGAGGTGAGTAGAACTATGAGAAACAAATTGACTGTAATGCTTTATTTTGTATCTGGTATTTTATTTTTTATTTCTGCATTGATAGGTAAAAATTATGTATTTATTCCTATTGGTTGCTGTTTTGTTGTTTTGGGAATTAAATATAACAATAAAAAAGTAAATAATAAGGGTGATAAATACCTTTAAGTAACAGATGAATTATGAACATAATCTGTATTTGTAAGACGCATATTTAGGAGAGGATCACATGAACAATAAGACAACCGTGTTTGATGTGGCAGACTATTTCCTCAAAATCGTAGATAGAGAAGCTGGAAGCTCAATTACTCACTTGAAATTGCAGAAGCTAGTTTATTATGCCCAAGCGTGGTATTTAGCTTTTACAGGTGAACGAATGTTCGATAGTGAAATTCAGGCTTGGGTACATGGCCCTATTTCTCCAGAATTATATGAAAAGTATGCTGATTACGGGTATAATAATTTACCAGCACCAAAAAGATTGCCTATTTTAAGTGAAGATAAAATTAAAACAATTAAAGTAGTTTGGGAAAGTTATGGACACTTTGACGGTAAATACTTAGAGCAATTGGTTCATCAAGAAGAACCATGGAGGTCTGCACGAAATGGTTGTAAACCCTGGGAACACTGTACTAATAGCATATCTCCCGAACTAATGAAAGAATACTATAAAAAGCTAAATGAAGGATAATAGCTTGGTATATTTAGGTGGCGCTAGTTCAACTAGCCGACCCAATCATTGGCAGGTAGACAAATTGGTAAAGTCCTCGGTCTTTGAAGCCGAAGTTTGCAGGTTCGAAGCCTGCCCTGCCAGCCAAAATTATACAAAATTTTTATCAAGGTTTCAATAAAGTTATTGACCGTATTTGTCGAAGTCTCTAAACTACAGACACTAAATGTCCAAACCTGTCAACTTTATTCAGTATAAAAAATCTGATAATAAATTGCAGTTAGGGATTATTTAGAGTCCTGCTTCCAAGGAAGATGTGGGCAAACGGAGTTGAATGGTTTACAATTTACCAAACCGTCCTTGTTCTACACTTGGCTAAAAAATTGTTTTTTTTTATAAAAAGCCTTGACAAGCGAAAAAAGTTATAGTATAATATGTATATACAATCAGATAGGGAAATCCCCTGAAGGCTGACTAGTAAGCTAGATATCAAGTTTATGAAAAGAGATAAGGGAATTATGGTCCACTGATGTCAAGAGTAAGTCTTAAAAAACTGTGAGTGTACCAAATGACATTGTTTCTATTGAAGCAAATGTAAATGATTCATTGTTCATAAAGATAAAAATTAAAGCTCTGTTTCATTGGATGAAATTTTCGGCTCATATCCGAAAAGTAAGGGTTCGATTCCCTTCAGAGCTACCAATAAGAAGGACATTATGAAAATAACTGTTTACCATGGTACACAAAGTCAATTTAACCTAATCAACGACAGAAGTCGCCCACTTCTATAAGTGGGTGATGAATGTCGCTTGACAATTCTTTCCTAATACTGTATAATCAGTATTAGAGGAAGGAGTTGTGATATATCAATGATTTTGGATAATAATAACCATTCAGTATTCTTGTTGTATTATCATCTTGTTTTAGTAACAAAATATAGAAGAAAAGTTATTGATGATATTATATCTAACAGACTAAAAGAGATATTTGAAAAAATACAAGACAATTATAATATTACATTACAAGAGTGGAATCATGATAAAGACTATGTTCATATATTGTTCAAAGCACATCCGAATAGTGAATTGTCAAAATTTATAAATGCTTATAAAAGTGCTTCATCAAGATTGATTAAAAAAGAATATCCTAAAATAAAAGAACAATTGTGGAAAGAATATTTTTGGTCAAGGAGTTATTGTTTATTGACTACAGGTGGAGCACCAATTGAAGTAATAAAAAAATATATAGAATCTCAAGGGAAGGAGGTGTAATCTTGCTAAAGGCATATAAATACAGAATATATCCAACTAAAGAACAAGAAGAATATCTATCAAAAGTATTTGGGTGTGTAAGGTTTATATATAACAAAATGTTTTATGACAAAATAGAGCATTATAAACAAACAGGAAAAATGCTAAAAAATACACCTGCGCAGTATAAAAAAGAGTTTCCTTTTCTAAAGGAAGTAGATAGTCTTGCTCTTGCTAATGCACAAATAAATTTAGAAAAAGCATATAAAAACTTTTTCAGAGATAAAAAAGTAGGCTTTCCTAAATTCAAGAAAAAGAAGGGTTATCAATCTTATACAACAAACAATCAAAATGGTACAGTGGCAATTATAAATGGTCATCTTAAAATACCAAAAGTAAAAACTATGATAAAAATAAAACAAAATAGATTGTTTGAAGGTAAAATAAAATCAGTAACAATATCAAAAACACCTACAGGTAAATATTATGCTTCAATACTTGTAGAAACTGAAATAGAAAAATTACCTAACACAGATGAAAAAGTAGGAATAGATTTAGGATTAAAGGATTTTTTAGTATTATCAGATGGTACAAAGATAGAAAATCCTAAATGGTTAAGAAGAACTGAAAAGAGAATAAAGAAAGTCCAAAGGGATTTATCAAGAAAACAAAAACATGGTAAGAATTATGAAAAAACAAGGTTACACCTTGCGAAACTACATGAGAAAATAGCAAATCAAAGGAAAGATTTTTTACACAAGTTATCCTCTAAAATTATAAACGAAAACCAAGTTATAGTTTTAGAGAACTTAAAGGTAAAGAATATGCAACAAAATAAACATTTAGCAAAAGCAATAAGTGAAGTTTCATGGTCAGAATTTAGAAAGATGTTAGAATACAAAGCTAACTGGTATGGTAGAGAAATAATAATAGCACCACAAAATTATGCATCAAGTCAAATATGTAGTGAATGTGGATATAAAAATGTAGAAGTAAAGAATTTAGCATTAAGAAAATGGAAGTGCCCAAACTGTGGTACTATCCATGATAGAGATATAAATGCATCAAAGAACTTACTAAAATTAGCCATGTAGGTGGTAAAACTGGGGAAGGAACAGCCCCTTGAGCGTGGGTAATCTGGTAACAGAAGTTACCTTGACCACGAAGCCACCACCTCTATAGGTGGGGGTAGTTCACTAAATATAAACATTGATGATATTATTGAATTGATAAGAAAATCTCCATATGATAATCAGCTTTGCTTAAAGACTGAAAAAGCATTAAGTCAATTATCTTTGAAAGAAGTTCATAAATTTGCTAAAGATGACTTTTGTTAAATATACTCAGGTAGCTCAATTGGATAGAGCATCGGATTTCTAATCCGAAAGTTGCAGGTTCAAGCCCTGTCCTGAGTGCCAAATGTAGGGCCATTCCCTAGCTGGTTCAAAATCCCATTATTTAATGGGATTTTTTATAAATTAGTCAAGAACACTCGTGATTTTAGTCATAAGACGAATTGACTACATATGTCAGACTTAAAATACAATAAATCCTACAAATACTTGACATTTTGTATTACAGCTATTGCAATCTTGGAATAATATCAAGACGGCAATTACAAGCATCGAAACGACAAGATCGTCAATGACGAGAAAATAAAAAATATAGTATAATACATACTACAAGGTCACGAAAGACAATCGCTGACTTGAAAAAGTTAGAGGAAAGTCCAGACTCGCACAATCTGAGAAATTCATAGTCTTATCAACTATGATGATTGTAACAATTATGCTAAGCTTAATAAGTTTAGGTGTGGGTACATGGGAAACCCACAACGGCGGCTAGGTAATCTAAGGTGAATACTAAGTTTACTAGCCCTAAGGTGCCACAGAGACGAGCATTTAAGGAAACTTAAATGGTGGAACGGGTAAACCCCATAAGCGAGCAACCCAAATAATGGTAGGGGCATTGATTGAGACGAACTCAAGTTGAAATCAAATAGTGAAAGCTATAGATAGATGATTGTCATAACAGAATCTGGCTTATTGAGTGACCAATTCCCATAACAATAATCATATTTCAAGAGCAGAGTGCATAGAGCCAGCTTTAACAAGCTTTTAAGGCGCTTTGGATAGTTTATGTATTGAAATATTAAAACCCCTATAAACTTAATATAGAGGATAAGAAACATATTTGAGCCCCGTTAGCTCAATTGGATAGAGCAGCTGGCTTCGAACCAGGAGGTTGCGAGTTCAAATCTTGCACGGGGTACCATTTTTCAAAGAGGTGATTCATGAGTGTATTTATATATATACACTGGAACAATTCCCTCTAGGATAATTAAAATCAACAGAATTTATACAAGAAAGAAGGGAATGTGATGAAATTTAGAAGTCCAACATTTGGAGTTTGTAACATAGATAGAATGATAGATATAATATTGCATAAAATTCGTAATCGACCAGATTCTGAGTGGACAGTGGCTATAGGGACAGACTCCCAAAACAAAGGAAATATAACAAGGATATGTAGTGCTATAATAGTAATAGAAAAAGGAAAAGGTGGCTCATATTTTTACTCGAAAAATATAGTTCCTAGAATAATGGTTTTACAACAAAGAATGCTAAAAGAAGCTGAGATTTCTATCAATATAGGCCATAAGATAATAGAAACAATAGAAAATAAATTCATCAATGGTGAATCAGATATATTAGATTATAATGTTGGGCTTGAAATTCACTGCGACTTTGGTAACAATGGAAAATCTAAGGATTCTATTGCGGCTGCCCTAGGTTGGATTACTGCCGAGTTTGGTGGCCAAATATCAGCTAAAATAAAACCAGATAGCTTAGCTGCCTCTTGTATTGCAGATAAATATACAAAGTAATAGTGAAAAGGGATTGATTTTTTTAGTAATCAATCCCTTTTAAATGATATTTATAAGAAAAAGGAGGTTACGAATGAAATATCATATTAACTCAAAAGGCGAACCGACTATTTGTAAGGCAACTAAACAATCTTGTCCATTAGGTAAACATTTTGACACTGAAAAAGAAGCTTTATTTTTCGCAGAGAAATCTTTAGAAAATGAATTTGGATTATTGCCTTCTAATGAGAATCCTAGGATAAAAGAAAGAAAAGATTTTGCTGATTTAATACAAAGAATATCTGGAATTAAATCTAATGGATTTGATTATGAATGCTTTGCATCTGTCTCATTAGCACAAGAAATGGGATTAGACAAGGTAGCAATAACTGATAGAAATGGTTTAATCATAAATATTTCTATGGGAAAGAAAAAGGGAGCCATAGATGCTGATGTTTATGTAAAAAGATCCACAGAAGGCCTTAAAGCTTATTATGAAAAAATGGGTATTTCAATAAAAGATGAAACTTTATTATCAAGAGTAGTTTATTACAATGAAGATTCTGAAAGCATATTAGTTCAATCAGGTGGCCCAAATGTCTTAGACGCTGCAATAATAAAAGCAGACGAAGTAGTAGATATTATTGAAGTCAAAAGATTAGGGAGTGGGGCCCAATTGCCCTTAATTTCATTAGATGTTGATAAGGAGGGCAGGATTACAGAAGAGACTCTCAGTCAACAAAGCACCTATATTGCTAAAGCCTTAAAAGACATTAAAATACAAGATGCTGATGGAATAAATCTAAAATTAGACTTTGGTTCAGAAGAAAATAATATAAATTATCCATTACTTTATTTTGTTGAGG